ACCGGCATCCCCAAGCACATGCTGCAAAGCGGGAAGGAATCCTATGAGAGCAACCAGCAGCAGCGGGTGGTATTCGTCCAGGATACCCTGGCCCCCTACGTGATCCAGTGGGAACAGGAGAATTCTTTCAAGTGCCTGTTGGGGTTCCAGCGCCGGGAGGGGCTGTATTTCAAGGGAAACCTCTCTGTGCTGATGCGGGGCGACGATTTGTCCCGGGCGCAGTTCTACGAGAAGATGGTGCAAAACTCCATTATGAACCCGGATGAGTGCCGGAGCCTGGAGGAACGGAACCCCATTCCCGGGGGCTTAGGCGGGAAATTCCTGGCGACAAAGAACCTTGGTTCGCTGGAAGCTATTTTGAGAGGAGAGGAAGACCATGGCTGATATTGCCCTGCGGGGTGAACTTTGGGACAACGACAGCGTGGACGTGCTGCGCTGGTGGGGGTGGCGGGATATCACCGCCCCCATGGACATCCAGGCGGCTCTGGAGGCCGCCGGCGGCGAGGAGGTAACGCTGCTCATCAACTCCCCCGGCGGCGACATGGGTGTGGGCGGCGAGATCCGCTCCATGCTGCGGCGGTACTCCGGGAAGACCGTGGCGCTGTTCCAGGGCTTCGGGGCTTCTGCCGCCACCCTGGCGGCCTCCGGCTGCGACGTGATCCGCAGTGAGCCCGGGGCCCTGCTATGCTATCACAATCCAATCGGCGGGGCGGCAGGGGACCATCGGGAGATGGAACGTTCCGCCGAGGCCCTGCGGAACGCCAGGGACTGCATCCTGGAGATGTACGAGGCACGGGGCGGCACCCGGCCCAGGGACGAACTGATTGAACTGATGGACAAGGATATTTGGATCACGCCCTCCCAGGCCCTGGAGTACGGTTTGATTGACGAGGTGGCCGGGATGGAGGAACCGGAGGCGGATCCTGCTGCATTCGTGGCGGCGGCGGGAGGCCGCATCCGCCTGACGGAAGCTATGCGGCAAAAGTACCGGGATCATGTGGCGGCGGAGAGGTTACCCCCCGCCCGGAAGGAACAGGCAGGACGCGCCCTGGCGAAAATCCGGGTGCTTGCAAGCTACTAATTTTAGAAAGGCAGGTAACAGCATGGACTTTATGGAGAAAATCACGGAACTGCGGGCAAAAAAGAAGGCCCTGTCGGACCAGGCGAACGCACTGGTAAACGGGGACGACCTGGACGGGCTGGACGCCATTACCGCCCAGATGGAGGACATCAACAAAAGCATCCAGTCCCTGGAACGGGGCCTGGAGGCCAGCCGGGCGGGGGCGGAGCCGGCGGACGGTTATGACGGACTGCTGCACGACGGGAAGGGCGGCGTAGAGTCCAAAGACAGCGCCCGCCCCTTCCGGAGCCTTGGCGACCAACTCCAGGCTATCGTGGCAGTGGCCAAGAGCCATACGGCGGACAAACGGCTGATCCAGGTGAATAACGCGGTCCTTGGCGCCAACGAGGGCACTGGCGCGGACGGCGGCTTTGCCCTTCAGGAGGATTTCGCCGGGACGATTATCGAGAGCGCGGTGCAGCACAGCGAGCTTTTGAACCGTCTGGACCGCTACACCTGTTCCAGCCCCGCCAACGCCATGCGCTGGGTCAGCGCGGACGAGACGGATATCTCTGCCTCCGTTTTCGGCGGCGTACAGATGTACTGGGCGGCGGAGGGCGCCACGGTGGCTGCCAGCAAGCCCCGGCTCAAGGAAATGAAAATGGATCTGGAGAAGATGATGGGTATCGCCTACGCCACCGACGAGATGCTGACGGACGCTGCCTTCATGACCGGCTTTTTCGGCACGGCCTTTGCCTTGGCGGCGGAACGGCTGCTGGTTTCCGGTGTGATCGCCGGGGACGGGGAGGGCAAGCCCAAGGGTTTCCTGAAATCTAACGCCCTCATTACCGTGGACGCGGAGCCCGGCCAGCCGGGCGGCAGCTTCCTGGGCGCCAACGCCATCAAGATGCAGTCCAGGGCTATGCCCCGGAACCGGGCGCGTCTGGTATGGCTGATGCACCCAGACGCGGAGGAACTGCTGCCCTACCTCTCCATCCAAAGCGGCGAAGCCGCCAAGTTCCTGTGGAACCCGGAGGGGGGCCTTGGCAACTTCGACACCCAGCGGGTGCTGAACAAGCCGGTTCTGTTCGACGACAGCTGCTCCGCCCTGGGCACAAAGGGCGACATCAATCTTATCGACCCCTTCCAGTACATCCTGCTGACCAAGGGCACCGCCAGGCAGGACTGGTCCGTCCATGTGGAGTTCCTGACGGATCAGAACTGCTTCCGCATGGTATACCGCTGCAACGGCGCGCCCAAAACGGATTCCACCCTGACCATTAAGAACAGCAAAAAAGTGCGCAGTCCCTTTATCACGCTGGCTGACCGCTCTGCTTCTGCCGTCGGCGGCAGCGGGAACGGCGCCGAAGGTTGAGAAAGGAGGTCATTATGGCAAAGCAGAGTACAAAGGCCGCTAAGGCACCGGAAAAAGAGAAGGCAATTCCCGCAGCGGCTCCGGCAGGCGGAGCGGAAACCGGGCCGGAAGCCCTTGAAACGGCCGTCCCTGCTGCGGATGCGCTTCCGCCCCAGGATATGGATGGGGCTGCCCGGAAGGAAGCCCCTGATGAAGATGCTGTTCCCGGGGAGGCGGCCCTCCCTGGGGCCCAGGCCGCACAGGAGGGCCGCCGGGCGGTGGTTTGTTCCCCCAAGGGGCTGAACCTCCGGGAGGGGCCCGCCCTGAGTTATGCGGCGCTGGAGGTCCTGCCAGACGGCATGGAGGTCCTGGCGCTGAACCTGCCCAGGGGCGCGGCGGTCCCCGGCTGGGAACTGGTGGACGCCGGAGGCCGGACCGGGTGGGCCTCCGCCCGGTTCCTGCGGCGGCTGGAGGGCTGAGGGATGACCCTGCCGGAAGCGCGGAAGCCCTCGCTGCGGGCCTTCTGCCGCCTGGATGAGCTCTCAGCGGAGGAGGAACTGCTCCTGGAGGTCCTGTATTGCGCCGCCGTGGGCTATATGACCCAGGCGGGGGTACGGAAGCCTCCGGAGGGTACACCCAGACGGGCCCAGTATGATTTATGCGTGAATTACCTGGTCCTGGACGGCTGGGATCGGCGGGACGTCTCCTTTGTGGGGGCCTCCTCGTCGGAGAATCCCGCCTTCCGGCGGCTGCTGAACCAGATGAAGCTGACGGAACCGGATGTGTCAAACTTGGACACATCCGGCCCCGGGGAGGATGAAGCGGAATGACAACAGTAAGCGATCTGAAGGAGCGTATCCAGGTCCAGTGCCTGCTCCATTACCCGGAGGCCGACGCCTTCGCCTGGGAAGTCAGCCGTAATATCTGGGCGGCGGCGGAGCAGGATGCGCGGAGCAATCTCTTTTCCTCCGCGGGAACCGGGGCCAGGGGCGTCACCTTCACCGTCCGGAGGAGCCGGGCCCTGACCCTCCATAACGCTTTCCGCTGGCGGGGGCAGTTCTGCTTCCTGACCGCCATTGAGGACGGGGAGCCCGGGTTCCAGGTGGTGAAGGCGGCGCTGCGGGAGCCTCTGGTATGCGTGCAGGACGCGGACATGGAGCCGGTGGGCTGCACCTTTCCCGGCATCCTGACGGAGAAGTACGCGGGCCACCAGCAGCTGGAACCCCACGCTGAGGTTACAGGGGACTTTGTGCTGGTGACGCCGAAGATGATTACCCTGGCCCCGGGAAGCTGGGTTACGGTGGGCGGGGCGTATTATCTGGTGCGGGTGCCCCACGAATTGGAGCCATGCCGGAATGAATATGAAATCCGGCGGAAGGAGGACTGCTGATGCAGGAATTTGAGATCAACACCAATCAGTGGGAAACGTTTTGGAAACGCTGGCAGGAAACAATCGACAGTATCCCCGGCATGAAAGAAGAGATGCTGGAGCGTATCGGCGAAAGCGTTCGAGACACGGTTCGGGCCAATATTGATGCTTCCGGTCTGAACGACTCCAGAGGCCGCGTGAAACGGTGGCAGAACCCGCATGTGGGCTCCGGCTTGGGGTATGTG